GCGTGTTGAGAATGGCGGACGATGCCTTGAAGATTTCGTCAATGAATGCGACATCGGCGGTGGGAAGCTTTCCCGTGGTGATGCGGCGGTAATGGTCGGTCTTCAGTCCGGCGAGGCTGATCGGCCCGAAGACTTCTTCCGGCGTCGTGAACTTGGTAAGCAGAATCTGGAAGCGGCTGCCGTCCATCCAAGCGGTGATGGCGTCGGCCAGCATGCTCTTGCCTGTGCCCGGCGGGCCGACCAAGAGCACGTGTTCCCGGGCGATCAGGGCAGTTAGGCAAAGGTCAATCTCTTGCTCGCGCTCGATAAGGCTGCCCGCAAGCTCGGTGCGGGTGGCGTGGAACTTCTCAAGCACGGGGGCCACGGTGGGTTCTGCGGTGCGGGTGATGATGGCCATGGGTAAAGCTCCGGTGTGTGCGTGGGCTGCCTGGGCGAAGTGCCGCAAGGCTGGCCCCCTCTCCGCTCGGCCTGGCTGTGGCGGAGCGGGTGAGGGGCAAGCCGTGGGCTATGCCGGCACGTTGGCGTGCTCTTCCTCGTCGGGGATGAGTTCGCCAGCGTAGCCCGCGTGGAAGTCGTCGGGCAGCTCTCCGGCCTCAACGTGGGCGTAGGGCGTGTTGCCGTGGTCTTCGTGCACGATGAGATTCGGCAACCCGCGCATACCGAAGGCGTCGGCAATCGTGGATCCTACGTGGGCGATGGGCGCCGGTTCGGGGAAGAGCGTCTTGCCGGCTCCGGCCTTCCTCGCCTCCTTGGCTGCAGTCAGTTCGGCCACCTTGGCGGAAAGACGGCGCTTCTGATCGTCGAGCGTGGCCAGCAAGGCGGCCTGGCGGTCGCCAAGGTACTCGCTGTAGGCCTCGGCCTTGTGCTTGATCTTCTGCCACTGCTCGACGGCTCGGTCGAACGTGCCGCCCCGGGTCGTCTCGTCCCAGTCGTCAACCGCTCGCTCCAGTTCGGCGGACAAGGCCTTGAGCCCATCCTCAACGCTCGCCTTGACTGCCCGGTTACCTTCCGGCGTGCCGCGTGGGACTGGGAACCGCAGCAGGCTGCCGCCCAGGGCCGCCAAGAAGTCTTCCACCTGGGCCGAGAATCCGCGGTGTGCGTGCGGCACGAAGTACGCCACACCCTTACGCGGGTTGATGGGGTATAGGTCGGCGTGCTTGGCGAAGAGGTTCTGGACCAGTCGCGTCACGTCCGACGTGTTCCGGTGACTGAGTGCATGCGCGAACATGGCCCGGGCGTGCGCCTCGATTGCTGGCGAGTCAGTGCACGTAATCGCCCCCGTGTCGGTGTCCAGTGTGCAGGTCGCCTCAAAGGCGAAGTCGATCTGAAGCCCGGCCGCGTCCAGCGATTTACGCGTGAACTGGAAACGGATAACGCCCGTCTTCGCGTCGGTCTTCACTCGGTCAATTGCCCGGCCCTCTCGCAACTCCTTGACTGCCCGACCGAAAGCCGTCTGCGGTCGCAGTTCGGAAGCCGAATCAATCGGCAATCCCGCGTCATTCAAGGCCTTCGTCACTGCCGACAATTCGACCTCGGCAGAAGCCATGTCCCATGTCACGATCTCGCCAAGCAGTTCCGTCGCCCCGGTCGTTGGTGCTTGCGTAACCATAGCTAACGTCTCCTGTCTGTTTGGTGTTACGTCTCTCACGACAGTCTGGTATGACCGCCCGACCGTTAGTTATATTCGTATCGTCAATCGTGGTCAACTAGAATCAGGCTAGAATCCCAGAATTAGTTGATCTTGACTGCCTGGGTACTTCCCCAGTTACAATCGACTGCGGCCCTATTGGACAGGTGAAGTGTAGGAACGCAGTGCAGGTGTAGTATTCCTGCTAGTCTGTCCACTGCCTTCCAAGTGGCAGAACCCTTCGGCGTCGCGATCGCAGTCGGGCTTGCCAAGCGTCCCGTTGATGACAGCCCGTTTGTGCTCGCTGAGTAGGGGCAGGTCGGCCCGTCGTTGCGTATGAGTTCGCATCGCAGTTCGTTTCAGTTCGCGCGCCTCCCCGGTGGGGTGGCTTGACTGCCTATGCGGTAGCGTGGGAGTCGGTCGATACCACTACATTCCCTGGGCAAAGCTGCCCATTCACCTGTCTGCCTGCCTGCCAGATAAGGCCCCTGCGTGGCTCGCCTATGCGTTGGCGTTGGCTTGATGGTGTCTCCAGTCATGCCGCATAGCGCGGGCTCGTTAGAAGCGATGCTAGGGCCTGACCGTGAGCCCGATCTGAGCGCGATAGGCGGCGGGGCCCCTTGGTCGGCCGAAATCTTATCCAGCACCCCGGCCTTCGACCCTCCGGTGGGTACGGGTAGCCCTCTCCTGCGCCCACACCAAAACCCATTGTTAAGATGGGCGATTAAGGTCTATCGCATGTCGTTGATATGGGTTGTCGCGTCCTTTGCACGGAAATAGCTTGCAACTAACGGCAATCGTGGTAATCTGACGTGGCGTTATGTGTTGGTATGGCCGTGGAGGGTGCGAGCGATGGACGGTTTCCTGGTGTTGATGCGGTTCGGTTGCGGCGATTTGCCGTTGGCTTGGTTTTCGACGAAGGGGTCCGCGGAGGTTTATGCCCTGGCGATTGGCTGGACGGTTCCGGAGGACGTCCGGAAGCTGTTCGAGGTTCCTTCGTGTCCGGTCAACAAGTCGATTGTCGAGTTCGATGGTGGGACGCCGGTCGATGTGGAGATAGTCGAACGCTGGGAGGGCTGATGATCATGGTTCGAAGGCTCGGTAAGCGTGTGTTTCGACGTGTTGGTGAGAAGCTCGTGGTTGGGTTGACGGAAGAAGGCCTTGTTCTGCGTGGCCACTTCAAGCGAGCGTCGGTAGTTGTCCCGTGGTCGACGATTGGCGCCGAGTTTCTTCCGGCCAATGACTGGGAGACTGCGTTTGCGGTTCCGTCGCCGGGGCGTTGGATTCCGAAGTCGGGTGAGATGGTGTGGATGAAGCGTGACGGCTGGAAGTCTGGTCATCGCGTCACGGTGATCAAGGTGCTTCCGTGTCTTGGCGACCCGATCGTTTGTGTCGTTCATCGCGGCGTGCCGTACGAGACGGTTTTGGCCAAGTTGCGGCCGTGTCCGAACCAGTCTTCTGCTTCGGAGGCCTGCGACGATGAATGAGGCCCAAGAGCGAGCCAGCGAAGAGCGGGCGACTATCGCCGACCTTGAGCTTTATGGTCTGTCGCACATCGTTGTGAATGCGATCGAGGTTCACTTCGGCTATCTCTACGTGGATGAACTGCGATTTCTCACGGCGGAAATGCTGGCTGAGGATTGCAGCAATTTCGGGCCTGCGAGACTGAAAGAGCTCCAGCGGGCGTTACGTGCGTTTCTGGCGGAACATCAGGTTCGCGTTTGTGATAGGAGTGCTTTGGCATGAAGGATGACAACGACAAGGGCATGGATCGCGAAGACAGGCGACTGGCCAATATGTCACGCTGGGCAGCCATGCAGGCGTGGCGGTCGGCGAGGCGGAAGCAGTTGAAAGCGCGTGGGGCGTTGCCGAATGACGCCATGGCCCAGGCCCAGCGTGAGGCTCAAGAGAAATGGGCTGCGGGCCACACGTTCGAACCGATGGAGGTTGACGAGGTGGAGGATGTTTCGGACGACGAAGGCGAGAGCGAAGCGGAAACGCCGGATCCGGCAGACAGTAATGGGCTGACTGAAAGCGATCCCGTGACGGCTGCCGCGATCGACCGACTTGACGCTTCGGCTCCGGTCGATCTGGTTCGGGATACGCTGTGGGTCTACCAGCACATTAGCAAGGAGTCGGTTGGGCCGATTGACGCGCCGTCGCTTGGCGCGTGGAACATGCTGGTGTGGGCTCGTCGATCCCAGGGGCGGTTTTTTGAACAGATGTTGCCCAAGGCCATGGCCGCCAAGGGAAAGGAGAAGGAGGAAGAGGAGAAGCTACGCGAGAATCGTTTGGCGGTGGAAGAGATTGGGAAGGTGTTGGGTCAATTCCTGGAACTGGTGAAGAAGGACTGATGTTCCAATGCGAAACAAGACGTCTGTTCTGATTTGCGTTCCTGAGTATCTCCATTTACCAATCAGCGAGGCGTCGCGCAGAATTGATCGCCTGTTCGAGAGTATCGACTTGACGATTTGGTCGCGACTGAGGCGACGCGGATTTCACGACGGATTCATTCACTGCGAGGTGCGCCAGTTGGTGGCGACATCGGTGTATGGAGGTGGTATGGTCCGCGTGGACGCAAAGGTGCAATAGGAGACATTGGGAATGAAGTACAGGCTGAAGAACGATCCGAACGTGACCTGTCACGTGGATGTAAAGTCCGACGATGAAATGGACTTTCCGAGCGTTAGCTTTCGGTCAAGGACGGGCGGCACATTCTTGTTCAGTGCACCGTTAGAGTTCATATCCGCTGGCTGGGAGCCTTGTGGGAAGCGTGTTAAGTGCCAGGTGCAATTCCGGGGCGTCGAGTGCATGGATGGCGCGGTGTGTCTCGTCGCAACCGACGATATGGGCGTCCCCGTTTTTGGGCGGGAGCTTGCAAGTGAAATTGCGTGTTGTCGCGGCCACGCCGATCTTATGGTTTTTAGGGCCAGTCAGCTTGGTTCGGTGTGCAGCGTGCGGCGCATAGACGGTTAACGTAATGGCCACCGACTTCATTGCCTACGTTCCGAAAGACCCGATCGACAATCTCCGCTGGCGGTCCGCATGGTGGGAGGCGGCGTCCACGGATGTTGGCTTGCAGCGTGCCTTTCGGCAGGCCGCCTTCGACGATCCTCTGTTTTTCTTCAATGCGTTTGGGTGGTGCTTTGAGCCCAGGTCGGCGGTGAAAATCCGACCCTTCGTGACGTGGCCGCACCAAGACCCCTGCATCGTTGCGATGGACGATGCGATTTCTGACGCTGAGCGCACGGAAGAACCGATCGACCTTGTCTTGGACAAAAGCCGAGGCCAAGGCGCCACGTGGATGTACCTGTTGGTTTTCCTGCGCCGCTGGCTGCGCGACGATCTCTTTTCAGTCGGCCTTGTCACGCGCAACGAGAAGCTGGTGGACAGCCAGCGCGACCCTGACACGTTGATGTGGAAGGTTGTCTGGGCATTGCTCCGTCTTCCTTTCTGGATGATGCCGGACGGGTTCGAACTGAGCAAGTGTAGAAACCTGACGGAACACACCCTCTACAATCCGGAACGCGGCGGATCGTTCGTCGGATTCGCGGCGACCGGCGATCTGGCTCGCGGTGGCCGCAAGACGGTCTTCGCGCTGGATGAAATCGGATCGGAAGAGTTTGTCAGCGGTGGAAAGGACGAAGCCGCCATGAACTCGGTCCGCATGGTGACCAACTGCTGTTTCTTGGTGTCCACGTTCGGCGGTGACACCGGCGTGTTTTACGACGCGTGTCGCAAGGAATCGTCGGCACGCAAGGTCGTGCTCGATTGGAAGGACAACCCGACCCAGAATCGTGGCCTGTACGAAGTTCGCAAGGGCAAGGTGATTCCGTGCCCCGGGCATTCGCTTTCGGCTGCGCAGCGCGCCCGGATTGAATCGCAGCACAAGCGGCTGGCGATGCGCGGGTTTGTGGTAGCGGAAGGCAAGCCGCGTTCGATCTGGTACAACGAGCAGTGCTTGCGTCCTGGTGCTACTCCTCGGGGCATCGCCCGCGAATTGGATCGCGATCCCCACGGCGCGGTGTCGAAGGTCTTCGATACACTAACGATCGAGACCGTGAGAGTGCAGTCGGCCATGCCTCCGCTGATTCAGGGGCGCCTCGTCGCTGATCTGGAAAGCGGCCACGTGGTCCAACCTTATGTGGTGGTCGGCGAGGGCGAACTGAAGTTGTGGGTTCGGTTCGGACTGGACGGCAAGATACCCTACGCACGTTACGTCGTGGGAACGGATATCTCGGCTGGCACGGCCGGTGATTACTCGTCAAACTCTTCGGCGTGTGTCATCAATCGGGACACCGGCGAGCAGGTAGGTGAGTGGGCGAGCAATGCGTACAACACGACCCGCTTCGCCTATATGACGTTGGCCCTAGCGCGGTGGTTCCACAATGCGCTCATCATCTACGAGGCTAATTTCTCGGCCGGCTACGGCAAGGTGTTGATCGACGATGTGGCCTATCCGAATCTCTACATGCGCGAGGTGGAGATAGAGGGCGTTCACAAGAAGACGCAGAAACCGGGTTTCTGGATGACGAACGACGACGTCAAGCTCAAGCTCTTCGAGCGGATGCAGGAGGCTATGGCGATTGGTGCGTTTACTCCGCGCAGCGAGGTCATGCTCGACGAGTGCAAGGAGTACCAGTGGAAGAACGGACGCATCATCCATGTGGGCGCCACCACAACAAACGATGAGGCGGGCAAGGGTCGGCCTCACGCGGATAGAGCCATCGCCGCATCGTTGGCGTGGTTCGCCTGCGATGAAGAGCCGGTAATTGTCGGCGAAGATGAACATTCGGCAGCCGTGATTCCTCCGGGATGCATGGCTGAACGGTTGCGTGAATTTGACGTGGCTGCCGACGCGCGTATGCGCGACTCATGGTTGCGATCAGATGCTGTTGACACGTTCTTGGAACGCGATTTAATGTTCACTCGTGACCCATGGAGATGAGCATGGAAGGCAGCAGCGGCACGACGCTCGAAGCGATTGAGACTGAAGGCTGTCGCTCGTGGGTGCTTTGGGGAGAGGCGGCGAAGCGCCCGTATCGAGTTGGCGGCAACATGGCCGGCGCTCGTAAGGCATGGTGGCGGGGATTTCTGGAGGCGCGAACGCAAAGCCGACTGCGGTGCATGCGTTCTGGCGCCCAGCGTTTGCGGGTTAGAGCAGTTGGTAGCTCGCCAGACTCATAATCTGGAGGACGGCGGTTCGAGTCCGCCACCCGCGACTTGCGGCTATTGTCGAGGTCGGTTCATTCGTAGTTGCGCGACAGTTCGTGCGTTGGCGCGGAATAGCGCCCCGCCGAGAAACGGCGTTCAATCCTTCTGACCTTCTGGCTGGCCGCGTCTTAGAACAATACACGGGCAACGCCCCTCGATCGCCGGCCAGCGAACGGGGATAGCGGGCCAAGAAACGCGAAGGCATGACGGTGCCGTCACATCGTCGTGCCTTTTCGCGTTTCTTGGTCAGCCCTTGGTTATGAGGACTGGGCGAATGATCGACTTGGGCAATGCGACTGACATCGCTCGGTTGTTTGCGGCTATCGAGCAGAGCCGGCAAGCGTTGCGCCCATTTCGCGAAAACCGCATAAAGATGCTGCGCGAATTCGTTGGATCGTATTACAACAACGACGGCTCGCAGTTGGATGTGTTGGTCAATCTGCTCAATATCACGGCCGAGGTCTACACCATCGGCTTGGCCGCCAACAATCCTCGGGTGCGGATCACGAGTCCCAGGCGGGATTTGTGGGCGTTCGCCGCGCGTTACCAAAAGGCCATCAACAACTACCTCCGCGAAATGCGCTTCGCGGAGACCATGCAACGGATCGTGATGGATGCGTTCTTCACGATCGGTGTCGCCAAGGTGTTCCAAGGCGCCAGCGATACACCGGTGCAGTTGGAAGATGACGTCTGGGCTGACCCGGGCAGGCCCTACATCAGCCGCATTTCGCTCGATGATTACGGCCTCGACATGTCGGTTAAGGACATTCGGCGCTGCCGGTTTCAGTGGGATGAGTACCGCGTGTCGTGGGAATCGGTGCGCAAGCATCCAGCGTTTAACCAGCGCGAGGTCAAGAAGCTGGCGCCCACGTCGAAGTGGGAAAGGGGCGAGGAGCAGGCCAACCAAATCACCTCCGGTTCGATGGTCGACGACGACGAATATGAGCCGATGGTCGACCTGATGGATGTGTGGCTGCCGGAGTTGCAGTGCGTGGCGGTGTTTTCGCCGCGATCTCAGACGAAGCCACTGGCGGTTATCGAGGACGTGTTCGAGGGCGGACCGTATTTGCATCTGTCGTTCTTGGAAGTGCCCGACAACGTGATGCCGAGTTCTCCGGGTCAGAACATCCTCGGTCTGCATCTCCTTTACAACGGTCTGTTGCGCAAGCAGTCTCGGCAGGCGCGACGACAGAAGATCAACCCGATTTATCGGCCGGTCGCGAGCGAGGATGCCGATCGGCTTCGGCGTCACGACGATGGCGAGTGGGTCAAAGTGGCTGACCCAACGGCAGTGGGTGTTCTCTCGCAGGGCGGTGTAGACAACGCCAGCGTGGCCTTTGGCGCTAATGTGTTGTCGCTGTTCGAGCGTGCCGCCGGAAATCTCCAGGCCAAGGCCGGTCTTGGTCCTTCGGCTGGGACGGTCGGTCAGGAAGAGTTAATTGCCCAGGCCGTCGATCGACGCGAAGCACATGTTAAGTCGCGGACCCACGCCTTTACGGCGCGAGCCATGCAGGCTTTGGGTTATCTGGCGTGGGAAGACCCGCAGTTGGAGATTCCCGATCACAGCGAATACGCGCCCGGAACTGGCGTATATGTCGATCGATCCTGGTCGCCGGACCACCGCGAGGGTGACTTCTGGGAATACGAGTTCGACATTCACCCGGATTCGATGCAGTTCGTTTCGTCGGAAGCGGCCTTGGCCAAGTTTGAACGGTCCATGGCAACTCTGATGCAACTCTATCCGGCTATTCAGGCTTCTGGCGGCGGACTGGATGGACAAGAGCTTGTCCGACTCTATGCCGAGAAAGCCCAGGAACCGGACTTGGAGCGGTTGTTTACGTTCGCGGTGCCAGCATCGTCCGGAATGCAAGACGGAGCGGGCATGCCTGCGCAGACCACGCGGAGCTATGTCAGGCGCAACGTCGCGACCGGCGGGAGTGCCGACGCGAGGGCGTTGGCTCAGCAACAGGCGTGGGCTGGCGGTGACACGGCGAGTCAGGGCGTTCAGATGGCGGTAGGTGGCAAATGAAGGTCGTTTACAAATGGAACGGCAAGACGATCAGCCAGGCCGAGTTTCGCAAGCGGAAGCCGATGCGACGCGGATCGGGTGCGCCGATGGTCTCAAAATCATACGCCCGGCCGTTGGAGTCTGTGGGGCTCGCGTGCTCGAAGCGTCAGGTGGGCGAGTTCAATGCGCTGTATGCCGATGCGGGCATTTCCGGTGCTTATCACCGCCCGGACGGAACGTGTGTCTTCGAGTCGCGGCGGGCGAGGAATGACGTACTGCGATTGCGAGGCGTGAGGGACAACGACGCCGGTTACGGCGACTATGCCGGCCGGAGCTAACGGGAACCAGTCTTTTTCAAGGAGTTGTTTGTGGCACTCGACATGCGAACGTTGGATCCGCA